AAAAATCTGTATAGGTTTGTGGAAAATATTGTCTTGAAAAATCAATTAAATTTTTTCTAAATTGATTAAAATCTTTTCCTAGATATGAAATATCTTTTTTTGTTTCCATGTTTATCCTGTTACAGTTAAATTACCACTTTCAGTTCCCGATACAGTAACTGAACCGTTTATAGTTCCATTTATAATATATTTAATTTTTATTTCTATTAAATTTTGCAAATTTGGATTATCTTCAGCAGTAGTTATATCTATACTAGTTAAATCTACATTAGATGGAATCCATGAAGAAAATGCATCTACAATCATTTCAGAAATTTCTGATTTTAAATTATTAACATTTGGTTCAAAAATTATTTCTCGTAATCTGCAACCATATGTTATCCAATCGCCTACACGTTCTCCCGGATATGTTGATAGGACATCGGATATATTTTCTTGAATTTGTCTTGCAATATCATAAACTGCCGGCAGTAATGATGTAGTATCTTTAAACGATATACCTAATGGTAATACAGTATTATTAGTAGTAAAATCAGATATATCGATTACTTGATATGCCATTATCTACCTTTCTTTTTATCTATTGCTTTCATTAAATCAGAATAATCACGAGTCATTGCTTTTGCAATAACTGGATCTACTTCAAACGTTTTTCCCGTTTCCGGATCGTTCATTACTTGAGGGCCTGCAGGCTGTTGTCCTTTTCGCAACATTCCAAATCCTGCAGCGTCTGCAGATGTAAATGATAAATCTTGATAGTTTTCATTCATCATTTCAGAAAAACTAGAAACCGATGGCGACGCTTCTTTAAGTGATGGAGTTTCGTTTAAAATATTTGCAAAACCGGTTTTTTGAAATTGAACTTTATTTTTTACTGATGGCTGTGATACTGGTTTTCCTGTTACGCGACTAACTGGTCCCGGAGATGAAGATTTCATCTCATTGATAGTCGATTGTAACCCTTCACGAAGTATTTCAGTTAGTTCTTCTTTAATAACATCACGTACGGCTATTTTTAGTGCTTTTATTAATGTTTTTGAATCCATATGATAACTTTTATTATAAATATAAATGAATGTAAAATTGATTAGATACTTATGCCATTACCCCAACCGCTTGTAGTTTTAGGACCATATATAATTTGACTATCAACATCAACATAATAATCATCAATATCTCCTATATCATTTGTTGGAGGTATACTTCCACTTCGAACTTCACTAGGAGCTTCTTTAAGATTTTGTAATACATTAAGTTGTTCTGTTAATAAATCTTGTATGGTTGTTAAACGTCCCGTTATATCTTCATCGGATACATTAAGTTCTGTATAAAACTGCGTTGGATATCTAGATGCATCTAATCCGTTTAACTCATTTAATTCTTGAGCAATATCAGCTGAAACGTTAAACGTATCCGAATTACAAATTGCAGAAAGTTTTGTTATTGCTTTTGCTAATAACTGATTGATTCTGGCAAATTGAATATTTATCGAACTAACCATACCTTGCAAACTTGATATTGATGATTTTGCATTTTTGCCTAGATTATCAAATGTTGTTATTAATTTAGAAATAGGGCCGGTAGGTACACCTGGTACAGCTGGAATTGCCAATTGTATGTTTGATAATGTGCTAGATATAGTAGCCACTGTATTAATAACAGGCGTTATTTGATTGATTACGTTTAATCCATTTTTTATTTTTTCAATTAAATCATATAAATCTTGCAGTTTACGTTTTGCATCATTAACGCGTGGATCATCACATTTTGTAGATCCAGGAATAGTTTCAATTTGTTTAATAATCTGTTCAGCATTAGTTGAAAGTGTTTCAACTTGTTTCATTAAAACAGGTATTATCTGTTTAATTAAATTTGCTGGTATTGAAGTTCCTATTGCCATTAAGTGTTAATTGTATTTTGTTTATAAGCATCTACAAGTATATTATCATTAGTAAGTTCCTTCATTAATTTTTCAACATCTGCTTCTGGCAAACTATCATAAAGAGGTGTACATATAACACCGCTAGAATCAGCAAATCCAATTTTTACTAATGCTATTAATTTTTGTAATAGTTTAACAACAGCTGTTGAATGAAGTAATGGTTCTTTATTAGTAGATGATCCAATATATATTGTTTCTGCATTAAGTTCCATTTTGTCTTTTGCATCAATAATTATTGAATCTGTTTTTGATTTTAATACAATTCTATCTGCAACTCCTATTAGTTGTGAATTATTAAAATTCGATACTGATGAAATATTTTGTGTTATAGGCCTATTAGTAGTTAAATTAACAATTTGTTGTTTGCTAGTTAAATAAAAAGATGATGCATCTGTTTGAACATTTTCTACAATACTTCCGGTGGATTGATTTTTAATGCTATTAGACATTAAAATAATAGGACTACCTATATCTCCACGATAATTTGGTTGTGTATTTACTTTTGAAGTATCAAATGAACTACCAAAACGTATACTATTTCCCCAACGGCCTTCTGTTATGATATCACCTTCATACGGCAGTAATGGAGATATTATTTTTTCTTTAAACGTTTTACCTGGTGCTACATTCGTATTACCAGTTTTACTTAAACCTGGTATTGCATTGATATTAACATCATTTAAAGTAGAAATAATAGATAGATAATACCATTCAGGTAATAATTGATTAACATTAGACGTATTTGCATAACCTCTAAATATTAATACATGTTCTCCTAATAACGGAATTTTTTTAGAATTAATATCTACCGGTTTTACAATGTCAACCGGAGGACAATTCGGATCCGGGAAAATCATTTTACATCTGATATTTACATCAGTAATAATTTCAATTACTTCTGCTATATAAAATGATATCGGAACACCGTATTCGTTATACATCTGAATCTTTTAGTTTATTTTTTGCTTGTTCTATTTTATTTTGCATGATGTGATCTTGTTGATCCAATGAACGTAGATCTTCAATTTCATCATTTAATTCCGTTTCTAAAGTAGATTCTGCTATTTTAAGAAGTTGCTGTTTTTCTTCATCTGATAATAAAGAATCAGCTCCGGCAATTGTTTGCTTAGTAGAAATATATCGTTGAACGATTGCAGTTAATTTTACAAGATGATCATCATTTTTAACCGCAACATCTAAATATTCTTTAATTAATGGAACAATAATTGTTGCATCTGATGCATTGCGTATTAAAGGTTGTAATTGTGCAATAAGTTGAGTAATTTGCCGATCTTTCTTTTTGCTGTTATGATAGACATCAGACATTAAGTCTGCAAATGTAGTGCCTTTAAATAATTCTTCGTTTTTATCCATTTTGTAACATTTATATATAATATAAATATCAAAACGGCAATTTTATGAAGTTTGTTGATTCGTATTGTTTAAATTTGTTTTCGTAAAGCTGTTTTAATGTTTTAATAACACGAGTAATATTAGTAGTCTCTAATCCCGTACGTTCTCGTATAAAAATATACAATGCTTTTTTATTAAAATCTTCAATATTGTCTCTTGTTTCAAAAATATGAAGTATTGAATCTGCAACATGTATATCTATAGGATTATTAAAAATTAAATTTAAGTTTTCATAACAATATTCAATGTATGCATCCATAAAATAACGAATAGTTTCTTGCATTTCATCATTATGAATTTCAGTCATTATGTTTCGTTGTTCATCAACATTGATTGTTTGAGTATCTTGTTTTAATTTAGAATATCCTTTTTGATTTTCAGCAATTAAATAGTTAAATGATGTTCTTGTATAATAAGAATATGCTTTTCCTGCTTCTGGATTAAATTTATCTAATCGAGCTGTTAAAAAGGTAACTAAATCAGTTTGTAAGTCTTGAAATGAAGAATCAATATAATCTGGTTTCATTTTATTAATTAAATTTTCAGCTAATTTCATGAAAGCTGGATAAATAAAACGACGATATATTTTTTCACGCGTTACACTGCTATCTGATTTGTTATAACCGACAATTGCTAATTCAGTTATTTTAGTGAAGTAATTATTACTTTTCTTCTTCGCTCTCTTCGCCATCGAATTCCTTTTTAAGATTATCAATTACTTCTTTTAATAAAGAAAATGTTGTTCCTGCTTCATCATCTTTTTCAAAAGCACCAATTCGGTCAAGTTCTTTCATTTTAGCATACGCTTCTAAAATTTTAGAATACATATATTCATTAGATGCTTCTACAGACTGATGATAATCATCGCTATCTGCTAATAATCCAGCTAAAACATAAGCTCGGAATCCAAAGTATCCTGCAGCAAATACAAGTACAATGTTTGAAATTATTAATGGAATCATTGGAACGCCTTAAATATATCATTTAATGATTGTTCAACTTGTGGATTATTTTCTGCTAAGTTTTTCAATCCATTACTTTTTTGTGTTTTGCTTTTTTCTGCAACCGGTGCTGGAGATACATTTTTTCCATTTCTCCAACGCTCATACTCAATTTGAGCTGCCATATGATCTGCATGATGCAAAACAATTGGAAGATTTGTTTTTAATTTAGCTTGTGCTGAACGGGCAACATAATACGGTTTATTTGCATCATCATACATTCCATCATGAATCTTAATTGCTTGATATTCATTCCAAGACATTTTAACATCATACTCTTGTAGCAACCAAATTGATAAATCTGGAACCATTGTAAATGGAATGTTTTCGTTGTGCTTATACATCTTGTTTTGATTCTTGCGATGCCAATCCGATGTTTCAACTTGGTAAACTTCATTGCCTTCGCCTGGAAAACCTACTTTACCTAAATCGTGATGCATTGCCGCAAACATTAATTCTTCCATGGTATATCCAGACATATCTGCCCCCGATGATTGCCATGTAGCATACAAGTTTCTAGAACATTCCATTACGCGAAGTACATGATCTACATAACCTCCAGCAAATGCATTATGAAAATGTGCAATGGAAGATGCTGGCATCATAACAATGCGATCTTCTAATGCATCATACATAGCATGAAGTTTATCAGCACGAGTAGGAAAGAACGTATCAATTTCATCACGAAATCTTTCCCAATTTGATTTTATTTTTTCTGCTTCTAACATAACTTATTATAACGATTTATTTTCGTAATTCCAATGTTTGTCCGTTAACTAACTTGGATGTACATGTACTACATGTAACTGCTGTAACTTTTTCATCAACTCGTTGGCATATGTTTTCGCAATATTTACATTGCATTTTTTTAAAGCCTTTTGGAGCTGGAGAACTTTTTATGGATTTTCTCATTCTCTATCTACGTAATATTTTGCGGAATCTAATTTTTTAATTGCTGTTGCTAAATTGTTAAGAGCAGATTCTTTGTCAATTTTTCCTTCTTGCAACATTTTTCCTGTAGTTCTAATAATTTCGCGCGCATCTTCGATGTCGTCGGTAACTTTTGCTTTGTAACGGTACTGTGCCATAACTTTTCCTTTTTATTATTTAATATAAATATTATTACGCGTAATTCAAAGATTTTTTTATTTGATATTTATTACATATAAAAAGGATACAATAATATATGAAAAATATTTTAGCAGAAAATTTACTTCGATTTGGAGTGAAAAATTTATCTGAATCAGATAAAAGAAGATTAAGTGAAGTTAATCCGCAAGGCAGTACATTAAGTCCTGAAGCACAAGCACAAATTGATAAAATGATTACAGCATCTAATACATTAGTAGACCCAATTAAAGCTTTAACATTCACCGGTACCGGAAAATATGCCGGTAACAATTGGAAAGTATATACTGTAACTATAACTAAAAATAAAGACACATCAGATGTAAGTGTAAATCTTTATTTTACAAAAGATAATATTAGTAGTTTTTTTATTGGTGTTAGTAGTAGTGATAAAAAAACACCTGTAATAAGTAATAAACCAATTGGTAGCACCGGTGGCGGAAATGAAAAAACAATAACCGGACCAAATGCATTAACAATTGCTGCAATGGATCTTGCATGGGTTTCAACACTAACATATGACAAAAATAAAACACAGTGGGATACAGTAGCTACTGCGTTAACTAATGTAACTAACAAATATATCCAAACTGGGTTAGCAACAAAAGAATAATAGTTTTCTATAAAAGTAGAAAAGCCCCATTTCAGGGGCTTTTTTTATGTTTCGATTAAAAATATCAATTGATACTAAATACCCCATCGGTATCTTGAACCATCGTTACGCCTCTACCCCCATCACCTTCATAATCATACCAAGACATCAACATGTTTTGTCTGCCTGGATTAAGATTTAATTCAACCGTTACTGGCAAAGTTACTTGTCTACCAGAATTTTCAACGCCAACATCATTATAAGTAAAAACTGCAATTTTGTTTGTTTTGTCATATTTTAAACTAGTAAATGATTTAGTTGCTCGTATACCATTAACATTGTATGTAATAGTTTGTAAATCTAAATCAAATTCATATGTTGCATTTACTGATTCGGTTACTTGTACGGTAATATCTGCATTAAAAACTTCTTTATATGTCATTTTACCGTGAGCTGCGGTATATGTAGATGCTTGACTGATAATAGATACTACTTGTGAAAAGCTTGTGTTGCTAATCAATATCATTGCTGATAAAAATACATTTTTCATTTCTTATTATTTTAATTGGTTAATTATATGTATAATATGAAAATTATGTTAATACTCCAAATCATAGTATTTTTTTTTTTACTTAATATTTATTACATATAAAAGGTAAATATGATTAAATTGAAAAACATTTTAGCAGAAAACATGTTCCGTTTTGGAACTAAAAATTTATCTGAATCAGATAAAAGACGGCTTCGTGAAATGCATTATAAAGCATTAAATTTGATGGAACAAGAAGTAGAAAAATACCCAGAAGACCCAAGTCAACAATCAATTGCAATTACAACTGAGTTTACAGCTGTGCAGGCTGCAGCCGAATCATTTGCTGCGGAATATAATAAAAAATATTTAGCTGGAATGATTGATCCTCGAGACCGCAACAAAAAGTTTAACGAGTGGAAATATACAACAAAACCTAAAAAAGACAAATCTGGAAATTGGATTAATCCGAAACCTTTAGGAATGTGGTTCTCTATTTCGTATGGTGGTTATAAAGGGGCTGAAAGGGTATTTGGACTTTATACCAATTGTAAAACAGATTTTGCTGACAAAGGAAAATTTCTTTTTAATGATGATAATGGCTATGAACCATTTATAAAATATAATCTCATAGGTAAAGATCACGTGATAAACAAAGCTTATACTGCTACATATGCTGACAACACTGAGTCTGCTAAAATGTCTAAAGAAATTTTGGAGTATACAGAAGGTTATGGCAACGATGGAAAAAACGGAGAATGTGTTGATAGTAGTATCAATTTAACGAGTGCTGCAAATACATTAGCAACTGCAGTTCTTGCTATGTTTACAGCAGTATATACTGCATATTACAATAAAATTAAAGAAATAGGTGCAAAACGGAATTTGAAACCAGAAGATATAATGTATAATTTTGGCGCATTTTTTAGTGGTCATGAGGTTGATTCCGGAACATTTAAAATTAATCTTAAACCAGATTCAGATTTAGCAAAAATTAAACCTAAACCATAGTTATAATATAATTTTAACATGTTGACAACATTGCAATTTGATTTGTGATAATGCTAATTCTTTTGCCTTAGCCTCTACCTCAATATCTAATGCATCAACACCGTAAGTGTTAGGAAGCTGCGTAATAAAATCAGCATGAGCCTGTTCCTTGATCTTGGTAAATTCTTTGTATTGCTTATGAAATGTTGGCCATTGATGAATAGTATCCATAGATATACCATGATGTGCAAACATACGCTCAATAAGAATTTGATTCTCGCGACGACGTGACTCGGAGTAATGTGTGCATTGCGTTGCACCATGAATAGCCCAAGTGTCACGTGCCATAAAGAATGCTTCTTGCTCGCTGATGTCACCAGTATTGAATGTATGATGCCAATAGTCAAACGTAATAGGAATAGCAACCTCCTTGTGTAAATATGCGTACAACTCACGCACCGAATACATTGAAGCCTTGTCATCGTTCTCAACAACAAGACGTGCACGACATGACTCAGACAAACGTGAATAGTTAAACAACCAACGTGCAATGGTACCGGGTTTGTCATTGTAAGTAGCACCTACATGAATATTGATAAGATTGTCAAAGGATGGAGCAAAGCCCATAAGATCAAACATTTGACTATGACGTTCAAGACCAATGATGCTGTTATCAACAACCGTGTCATCGGGACTGCCTAAGATATGAAATGGACCAGGATGTGTAGTAAGACGATGGCCATGTGCACGAGCATAATCGCCAGCTATGCGAAGATGATGCGTAATCTCATCAATACCGGGTAAATCTGCTAACTCATAATGATTCCAACGTGGAAATATTTCTGAACCAATACGAAACAAGCGAATACCATGTTGCTCATTCCATTGCAGAATAGTAAGTAAATCACGAGCATTGGCAAGAGCAATGTCGGAAGCAAGTTGCAAACCACCAAGTCGGAACTTGCGGTCAATCATTGCACGACCGGTACGGATACCGGCGGAAGAAAGCTGTGTATTGATACAGCAATAACCATAACGTATCATAAGGATTTTTTTAAATTATATGAAAAAACTTTTAATTTTCAAATTTAACGGTAAAATCTGTTTTAATTTCTACCTTTGTTGCATTTTGATATACATTATACCAATAATAATACACCATATCAAAATCTTTGCTTATTATCATGTATGTATATACATCATTACCATTAACATCATAATCTAGCATTGTAAATTCATATGTAGAATCTAAAGCTTGAAATTTTACAATTTTAACCGTATTAATATATACGCCGAACATGTAAAAAGAACATGTACTGTCAGAAAGATTTAAAACATGTTGTGTTTGAGTAAATGCAGCTGGGTTGATTTGATCAGGAAATGCAACTGCTTCTTGATAAGCAACTTGATTTTGTTTGATATGCATTTTTACGGAACTGGTTAGTACCGTATATGTTTGAGAAAATGCATTAAAGGTGCTACATACTAATAAAAATACGATTAATTTTTTCATAATTTAATTATTTAATTGGTTAATTATATGTATAATATAAGAAAAATGTTTTGTATTTCCAAATCATTGTTTTTTTTAGATGCATATATTTATATAAAAGAAAATAACCTAAAAAAGGATACAAAAACAATGAAAAATTTATTATCAGAAAACATGTTGCGTTTTGGAACCAAAAATTTATCTGAAGGTCAAAAACGCAAATTAGTTTTAGAAAGCGTAATGGAAACTATTAAAGAACATGGTTTACATAATGAAGTTAAAAGAAGATTGAGCGAGTATGGAAGTGGATCTGGGAGCATAAAGGGCCCGAAGGAAATTAATCGCTTAGAAACACCAAATTTGACAGCAATGAAAAAAACTAATCCATATCTTATTAATTATTCTACAACATTAGGAAAACAATTTGTTCAAGCAGCAGAAGGTGGAATGACAACGGCCGGAACTAATGATACATTAATGAAATCAACATTAGATAGTTTAGAAAAATATGGTTTATCAATACAAAAAAATTATCCAGATAGAGCAACGTATTTATTAAGCGCGGTATTTGGACAAATTGATGCTACAATTAAAGCAAATTCTACAACAGGATATACGACGTTAGCAGGTTTATGTAAAGGAGAATTATCCGGTGGTAGTTTAATAAATGCTAGTAAGAAACTTTCGAGTGCGTCAGCCCAAAATTATGATGTTTCTGTAAATTATCAAGGTTGGGATGGATTATTAAACATGTTTGGACTTTAATATTAAAATTTTTTAATTTTAAAAAAAGGGCTAAATTATAGCCCTTTTTAACTGTAAAAATTTTAAAAAACTATACATAATAATTCCGCCAATTATGCCACCTAAATGTCCATAACCTGTAATTAAATTATAAAAATTTCCATAGTTAAATATTGCAACGAGTTCAATTATTAGTAGTACTACCAATAAGTTATAAATAATTTTTTGAAAGTTTAAATAGTTTATAATTAAAAAAATTATTGAAAATCCAATAACCGAACCAGAAGATCCTATCAATAAAACATTAGTTTGATTAATTCCAAAATTAAAACATAAAAATGACATAATGCCGAAAAAGAAATATGATATAATTGTTAAGTTATATCCAAATATACGTTCAAAATTTGGAGCAAATAATAAAAAGAAAAACATGTTTATTCCGATATGTATCGGAATTACATCATGAATAAACATATATGTTATTACTTGGTAAATATTAAAATTTTCTGATACATAACAAAATGCACCTATATAATTATTAACATCGATCATGTTTATATTTAAAAATAAATCTAACGTTAGTAATATAATATATATCGATATATTTATTAGAAATAAATGTTTAACTGCTGGAGTAATTTTTTTAAATAAATTTTTCATTGATTAAAGGTTTAATTATATTTATATATAAATAATATAAAAACAAAATAGAATATCCAACCAAACAGTATACTTTTTATGATAAAATTAAAAAATTTAATTACAGAATCTAATCATTTTGATAATTCATATCATATAGCTCCTAGTCAAATTAACGGCAAAGGTGTTATTGCTATAAAAATGATACCAAACGGATCTAAAAGTTTGGCTCACGTACATGATGCTAATTTTAATACATATGCATTTAGTGATTTAGGATATTTTATTAATCATTCAGAAACACCTAATTGTATTATATTATCAAATGGCAATCGCCGATACATACAAACAATAAACGATGTACAACCTGAAGAAGAACTCACATGTAATTATTGGATAGGTCCTGATGATTTAGAAAAACCAGATATATTCCAAGAACCCGTACGAGATGCCGATGGATTGAGAAAAATGGATGGGTGGAATGTATCAAAAATTAATAGCATATCAGAACCATATATCAAATATGTAACGATTAGACGTTAATTGCGTTTCACAAATCCATTTAAAAAGTTTCGTTGTTTTTCAATTGCTGATTCGAGTTCAACGTTTTTTCGTTTTTTTGTATTACGTGTGAGCATTCCGTTATTGCTAGATTGAACATCATTCTCCAAGCTATTTGTTCCGGAGGTGTTTGATTTAGTTTTTCTACTAGATTTATTAGGAGTGTTTCGCTTGTTTGAATCATTGCTTCGGCTTTCATCTTTTGACCTTGGGGCGTCTCTAAAAATTTCTGTATTTGTATACGTTCTTGGCCCGGCTTTAATTCGTTTCTCAAGTTCATCAACTCCAATGGAATTTGTCTCTTCGAGATAGA